TCAGCCACTGATGCCGTCTCCCGCATACTGCGATGCATAGTTGTTGGTGTGCTTTATGATTTGGCGCGCTCCGCCGTTGCGCAGGAATGTATCGAACCCCTTGGCGTCGATCGCGCTGATGTTGTAGTGGTGGTGCGTGTCGCCGCCACCGGAGTTGCTGTTCGACGAGCCCTGATACATCGAGGCCATATCCGCCGGAGAAGCGCCAGAGTTCATAGCCTGAATAGCTGGTCCGTGAGTCGAAGCAGCCACTGGGTTCACGATGGCTTCGCCAAGCAGTGCATGAATAAACCCCTCGTTCGGACTCGTCGCCAGGTCGCCGAAATCGGTAATTGCGCTCGTTCCGGTGTGAAATTGTTTGGCCGACATGCTTACATAACCAGCGCCGCCCTTAGCGCGCGAAGATATTTCTCCGACGGCGGCCAGTTGCTCCTTGCGCAGGTAGTTCTGATCGACCCACTCCGCAGCGCTTCCGCCCCAGTGCGCGCCCATGTAGGTCAGGCCATCAGAGGCTGTTTTGTTGATCTCGGAGATTGCTGATTGAAAGTCTCCGCCCTCGTATCCGTTGCGATCCTTTTCGATCTCAGGCGAGATCGATTTCTTGTAGTAATCGCGCGCGGCCAGTCGTCCACCCTCGCCGGTTAGCATACTGACTGCGCCAGTGAACAGCCCGACTGCCGCGCCGACACCTGCGCCAATCAGCGCGCCCTCCGGCCCAAACATGCCGCCGATGGCCATCCCCGACATTGCATCGCCCAGAGTACCCTTCATCATGCCACCAACCGAGTCAGACATAAAATCGGCCTTGGTTGAGGTGTAGCCCTCGTAGCCCGCTATGCCAACAGTCGCCGCATCGCCTACGGCAGTCGCAGCTGTGTTGCCCTTCGGCACAGAGGAAGACGAGTAGTTCGCCGTGCCGGATCCATCGCCATGCGGATCGCTGTCGGAGAGATCCACACCGGAGCTTCCCGCAGTCTTTGAGTCGGCGTTTTTCCAATCATCTCCTGCGCCCAGACCGCCATCGCCCTGCGCGGCGGAATCATCAACGCTGCCGCTGGCGCTGGGAGGGACCTTTGCGCCGATGGGCGAATGGCCCGAAGCCTGAGCGCGAGCCGCTTTGACATCATGGCTGATCGCAGGAATGTCGGAAGCAGCCATACTTACGGTCGGTCCGATGTTTGAACCGCTCGCCGGACTATAGCTGGGGCCTACGCTCGAAGAGCCGCCGTAGCTACCGCCAGAAGTTCCTCCGTAGCTACCCACACTCGAAGATCCTCCATAGCTCCCGCCCGAAGTCCCCGCATAGCTGCCGCCATTGAATGTGCCACTATTGCTGCTGCCCCCGCTGCCAGAAGAGTGCGGCCCCGCACTCGAACGCGCAGATGATCCATGCAGCAGGCTGCCCAGAATGCCGCCAGTGCCCGTAGTAGCTGCTCCGATACCACCAGCCACACCAGCAGTCACCGGCGCGCTCTGTCCGCCCAAGATGGAACTCTGGACATGCTTGAAGAGAGTCAGTTGCATTATCCAGTTGGCGACGATCTCGGCCATCTCGTGCTGCATGGCGTCCTTGATCGATCCCATTGGATCCTTCCATGCGGACTCTAGCGTGCCAGCCAGCTTGTCACGCATCGCGTTTGCCTGCTCACCCATCTGCGCGTTGCGCAGGTCATCAAGCGCGGCGATCTTGGCCAGCGTCTCCTGATGGCCCTCGACGGTGTGGTCGTCGGCTTCATTCGCCTCGCGCACGCGCTTGGAGTACTCGGCGTCGATCTTCGCAGTCTGCTGTTGCTCCTCGGCGAAGATATACCTCGCGCGGATCCCCAGAGGTCGCGGCAATGCGTGCCCGCTCTGTCTCGCTCTTAGCGATCTCCGCCTTCACCTTCAGCGCCTGCATCTGCACCCGCTGAATGCGGGTCATGGCCAGCGTTAGCGCGTTGAGCGCCTTCATATACTGTCCACGACTCCCTGAGTCCATCTTTGAAGCCAGGGCGAAGACCTCATCGCGCATGGCGTTGATCACCGCGCCATTCGGGTCGTCGATGTTCGCGCCGCTAAATTTTGCAGCGAAGGCGCGCGCTGTCTTTGACTCTTCGATTACCTGCGTCTGCACCTGGCTGACGCGCAGATCGTACCAACGTTGCAGACTGGAGTGAGGCAACTTCAGGCCAGGGAAGTCATCCAATAGCTCTGGGTCAATGGATGGCCAGTCGATGAATCCGCCGCCGTCCTTATTCCATTCGTGGCTGTAGGACTTTGCGCTCAGCTCTTCAATCTGTTCCCACGTCTTGAAGCGGTCGTTGCGCAGGCTAACGATAGCCTCGCGCACCGTCTCGGGCAATTGGTCGATCTTGAGCGGCTGACGCGTCTTGCGCTTCTCGCCGGTCTTTGGTCTTGCTTTTCGGATCGCCATAGCTAGATCTCCACGGCGGGATCGGTTTTCACCTGGTCAAAAATATCTTGACCTTCCGGCAGAATCTCAATCTGGGAGAGCTGCACCCGGCGCGCGTAGATGTTCTTCAGGGTGCGGAACTTGATCCAACCGCGACCGCTCATATCTTGCAGAATGGTCACCGTGTCGTTCATGTCGAGATCAAACCAGCCCAGATCGCGCAGCGAGATGCAGAGCATGGTGTCATCCATGCGCGACCGCTGTTGCCCATGACGCACACTCAGGATGCGCAGGATCTCCATACGTAGATGCCGCTTCTTATCGGGGTGCCATTCAATCATCGCCATAGCTACTCGCTTTCCTGGGGCCTGCGGATATTCAGCGCTTCCTCGATCCGCTCGAACGTCCTACGTTGGAACTTCAACTCCTCCAGGGCCTGCTCGACCTTGGAGTTCACGACGCCGACTAGAATCTGCATCTCCTGTTTGTCTCGGTCATCTCTATCTGCGGTGGATTGCAGCGCCAGAGCCTGCGCGTGCATCGCCTCGGCGATGGACTGCATCTGGATCGTGGCGCCCTCCATAGCAGCCGCACTGCGTTCCCCGGTGCGTACCGTGACGTCCAGACCGCGATTGAATAGGTTGCTCACGCACCAGGCGATGAAGATAGCCAGCAGGAACCCCGGCCCCCACGACTTCAACAGATCAAAGGCCTTATCCGGCTCCGACCGGATGATCTGGAAGATCCCGTATGCGAACGACCCACCGCCGAAGACGGTCACGCCGACCATCAGCACGGTCGAGAATCCGTCCGACTTACTCGCGCGGAGAAATTGAACATGCTCTGTCATCGCAGGATCGTCCCCTGCGGCTGCGCCGCTGTAACCGGTGCCGGTGCTGCGACTGGAGTGGCTGCTGGCTCTGCGGAGATCACCGTCGGGGCGACTAGGGCGATGGCCTGACTGATCTGCGAGTCAATCTCCGCAATCGCAGCAGCCTTATTGTCAGTCCGCAGATCGACCCCGGCGGCGGCGACCGATTCCAGAGCCGACAGCAGTTCCGACTGATGCCGGTTGGCTTTGGCCGACCAACCACAGATCGAGAAGCCGAACCCGACCACAGTGATGCCATCTACTATAGATAACGATCCTGTCGCTACCCCGCCGACTGTGGCAGCGATTATCAGGCATCCGCCCAGCGTCGTTTTCTTGCCGACGAACCACTCCCGAACCTTCCCAGCCCAAACCTGCATCCCTACCTCCAAAACCGCTATCGTCGTCCTGACCATCAATCCCGCCTCCGACCGCTCCCTGTACTGCCCCGTAATCGCTCAAAACAATAGCTGCCACGCGTGGCGCTAATTCCGAACGTCCAACCCTACCCGCAAACTCCTCCGGCGCGTCCTAGTGCCGCTAATGACCGAAGTGCCATTTCGAACAAAATTTGCATTCGTAGACGACCATTCCGTCGCCCGTCCGCAGAGCCCTCTCCTGCTGCAAAAACTTCAGCCCAGCCAGCGCTCCAGCCTCGGTCGGGTAGGGCACCTTGCCCGCTCACGCCCGATCGAACGCGTTGCCCTCTACCTTGCCGCCCGGCCCGTAGCTGTGTGCCATCTGGGTTACTCCTTGTAGAGAGCGATGGAGCGGTTGGCCGTCATCCGCGCATCGCGGATCTGGCGCGTAGCAAACGTCCGGTCAGCACTCGGCGGGCAAGATTCCAGCACCGTCCGCTCGAACTGCTTAGCTGCCGCATTAATAGCTGCGTACTTTTCGATCTGCTCGGCGTTCGGCGCATGGTAGCCATACGCGTGATCTAGATCACAAATTTGCTCTTCCGTCAGCTCTGCCATCGAAGCCCTCCTCTATCTCTGCGGGGAGGCAGGGGACATCCCCCAGCCGTTCCGTGCGCTACCCGCAGCCGTGCCGTTTGGGGTTGTGTTTAGGCCGCAGCGGCTTCGGTCGTCGCGGCGGTCGTGGTTGCACTCTCGGTCAGCACTTGCACGTTGAGGATCGCGACCACGGCGGAGATGAGGCTCTCTACGTAGCTGCTGTTGGCGTTGCTCACGCCAGCCTTGGTCAGTAGGTTGGTGACCACCGGCCCGACCAGCGTCATCACGTCAGCCAGCTTCTGCGCTCCCGTGCCGTCCTGAATCTTGGCGGCGGCATACTTCTGCTCGACTTCAAGCACCGCCGTCTGGATCAGCCCAGTGGCGTCGGCCAGCTCGGTTACCTCGGGCGCGGCGGCGGGAAAGATCATGGCGACCAGCTTCTCTACTGGCACCGCATACGTCACAGCCCAGGCAAGGCCCCGCTCGAATCCCTTGCCGATCTCCGTCAACAGCTTAATAAACGTCATTTTCTTCCTCCCATCGCCGCCTCCGGTTGAGCCGAGGGCGGGGTGCTTCTAAACCTGTGCCAGCAACGTCTCCAGCTTGGCTTGAATCTGCCCCTCACTGGCGACCCGCGCCTCCAGCCCATGGCGCGCCTTTACGGCGAGCTGCAATTGACCCAAGGGTTGCGCGTAGTAATAGGTCATCTCGATCTGCGCCGTACTGAAGCTGCCATTCAGCGCACCCTGCTCGGTGTGGCTGAGCACCTGCGCGCTAGTGGTCAGCGCGGCGCGAGCCTTGGCATACTGGTCTGCCGTCATGGGGATTTGGATCAAGCGGCCACCTCCTTGGCCGCAGCGGGCGGCGTAGGCACGTCGTACTGATAGAGGTCGTACTCGCGCATCGCTCCGGTCAGCATCTCCGCATAGGCCGGGTTGGTCGAGTAGCCCGAATGCGCTAGCCGCTCAGCGAAGGCGTCGGGATGCCCAGCTTGCCGCATCGCGAGGCGGTAGCGCGGAGAGATCGCAAGCAGCCGCGCATGGTCCTCGAAGCTGGCCTCCTCGCTGGGGTACTTGGCGAAGAGCGACATTAAAACCTCGCGCTTGCCGTCAACGTACTCGGGGCTTGGAAACTCGACATACATGCAGGGGGACTGCTGGTGGCTGTACTTGATCCCGAAATAATTGTTTGCCTGAAGCGCCAGCTTGCTGGTTCCCCAGGTCGATTCAAAGATCCACTGCGCCAGGGTCACCGACGCGGGGACGCCCCACTTACGCTCCGCCGCCTGCGCCGCCGGTGCAGCCGAGCGCAAAATTTCGAGTTGTTCCGGTGTCGCCATTGCCCTGCTCCTTATGGCGTACGGAGTGGGGTTTCGAGTCCCACTCCGCTTGCCGCTCTGGGTCTGCCCACAGTCTCCTTCGCAGGGATGTGAGTTCCATGCCGTTCAGGCATGACCAGAGACTAAGGCGCAGACGCAGAAAACCGAGCGACACATGCGCCGTCGTGCAAGGTTGGCCGTAGGAAGGGACTATGCAGCTAGCTGGAGGGGCGACTTTGAGATCAGCAGCTCGCCTGCCTTCTGTGAGCGCGAGGCGGCTGTGCAGCCGAGGGTGTAGCCGACCTCAACTCGCCGCACATGGAAGCCGTGCTGCCGCGCCAGGGCGCGCACCTCCACGCAGTCGTCGAAGCTGAGCAGGAAACTACCCTGAAGCGAGGCGAGCTGCGCGAAGAGCGCCACTCGCTGCTCCTCGCTGAGCGCCGCATAGCGACCGTTGGCCTGATAGTGGACGTACGGAGGATCGAGATAGAACCACGTCGCGGGCGAATCGTACCGCGTCAGGATCTGCTCGAAGCTGCGCTGCTCGATCAGCACATGGCGCAGCCGCGCCGAGGTCTCGTCGAGCAGTACTCGGACGCGATCAAGTGACCGCTTCACCTTGCCACCCTCGAAGAGCTTCGCGTTTGCGCTGGCGAAGTGCTCGCCCTTGGCCATGCGAAAGGAGAGTTCACGATGGAAGACCATTTTGTGCATGTGCACGAAATGGTCGAGATTGGGTCGAATGCAGAGATACAGATCGGAGACAAGTTATCTGAATTGCTCAAAACGGGGATTCCCCAAAAAAGTCGATGGCATTTGCTCAAACCTACTTCGCAATTCAAACAAGACGACAGGAGGTGCAAGAGCAAGGGAAGCACGATGCCCCACTTAGTGAAGAACACAAACGGATTTGGCTCCGTGATGGAATAAAGACCCAGCAGAATAGCTCGGACGTAAGGCGAATGCAAGGCGAAGGAGTAGACAGTAAAGAAGAAGTCGCGTAGCCTTCAAGGAATGACAAAGCGGATTGCAGTTCTGTTGATATTGGCGGCCAGCCTGCCAGCCCTGGGCCAGAAGAGAGAGCGAACGCGGCATCCGCGTCGCAGCAACCGTGAGAGCTACCTCTGGACAGCTCAGTACAAAGACGGGCTGCATACCTTCGCCAAGCACCCCACAGGGGCCTGCTCCCACCACGGAGGCGTCGCTCAGTGGATCAAGCCCCAGGCGGATATTTAGTCCACTGATTGCCGAAGCCCAAACAGAAAAACAGTTATTTCTTAAATGGGTTTTCAATAGGAACTTTTGTCTTATTTTCCTCTCGCAACGAAGCGTCGATATAACCGTCGTCTTCAGAAGCAGGGGTATTGATGTAGAGATTGATCCGCTTGCCATACCATGTCATGCTTTTTGATCGCTCATCCCCATCTTGAGGTTCGCCATATTCTTCAATCATCTGACGCTTTACTATATCTGACTCAAAACTGGGGTAGCTAATAAACAAATTGGTTACATCTTCACCCGAAAGGACAACCCCAACCACACCAAACTCATCGGGGGTGTTGCGAAGAATCGGGCCAGATAGGGTATTTTCATAACATTCCTTCAGTATGACAGATGTACATTTAGGAACAGATTGGCTCAAAGGAACGCCGAATTTGATGCCGAGAATAGTCTCCGGTTCATGCACCCACACAGATCGATGCGAGCGCACAGCTAAGATCGCGAAACCAGCCAGCAATAATGCTGCAAGAAATATAGCCCACCTATTCATTCGTAGCTCCCTTTATCCCTTAGGCTGTTTGTATCCACCACACGACCCTACCTATAACCTCCCAGCCTGATTCAATATCGATCGGAGCATAGATCGGATTGTCCGAGATGAGTAAGGTTTTTCCTTCATGGTGACGCAGCCGTTTGATAATGACATCTTCGACGTTATGCCGCGCCGCCACGATCTTTCCATCCAGTTTCTCAATGCGTCTCTGTGTGCTATCCACGGCAACGATAGTCCCGCGCTGGATTGTCGGCTCCATACTATTGCCGTCAATCCGAATACAAGCTGTTTCTGATGGATTTGGGACGATTCCCCTTGGAACCGAAATATTTCCTTCTCGCTTGTCGCATTCATGGAGGTATCCAGGCCCTGCCCCGGCGCATCCCTCTACAAGCGGGATCTCGGCGAATAGATTTCTCTTTGGTTGCTTCTTGACCCCAGCCTCGGCAGAAGAAATAGAAGACATCTCAGCGATGGACTGAATTGCATCGCTCGTCAGACCCGATTTAGCTTTTGCCCGGACAAGGAAGTAATCCCTGAAATTTCCCTCGGCTATCCTGGCAAGCGCGATCAACACGTCTACGCCTGGATCGTTACATCCAAGCTCCCAGTTTGAGACGGAAGTTTTAGATACTTCCAGCTCTCTCGATAGGCTCAAGCGAGTGCGCCCCGTCGCCTCGCGCCATGCAAGGATCATCTTCGACAGATCGGTTTTTACACTTTTTACGCTCGGCACAAAATAGCCCTTGACAGGTATACAGTACAGCTGTATACCTTATGACTGTATGGTTCACTATATGAACAACCCCAAAGGTAGCACAAAGCCCACGCCTCATATGCGGCCTTTTTTGTATCGAGGTGTTTGCGCCCGAGTGGCTAAAAAGCTCGGGGTCAGCCTATCCATCGTTGCGCGTGTAGCCAAAGGTGTCTCGACTTCAAAGCGCATCTCTCTCGCTCTGGAAAAAGAAGAGCGGCGGATCGAACGCGAACTGGCTAAATCCTCGGAGTGTGCTGCGTAATGAATCCACAACGGGCCACGGAAACCAACCAGCCGATCCAAGACACAGACCTCTTAGCCCAGTACGGCCGCGCCGTATTTGAAGTGGAGTTCAAGTCACGAGAGCGCGATGATCTATTTGTCAATCTCAAGCAGGCTGCGGCTATAAAGCCCTGTAATTCCGAGCCTACAGTCCCAACTCCCCCGGTGAGCCAAAGTGATACGCCCATGGTGCGGAGCATCTTGGTCGAGGCTATCCGCGCATGCGATAAAAGTCGCGCCCAGATTGCGGAGGAGATGAGCTTCCTCGTTGGCCGGGAAATTACAGAAAGAATGCTCAACGGGTTTACGGCTGAATCAAAAGACGACTATCGATTCCCCTCCGAGTTAGAGAGAGCCTTCTGCACTGTAACGGGAGACAACCGGCTCCTCATCTCGAAAGTCGAGCGGCATGGCCTCTACGTCATTGATGCAAACGAAAAAGACCTTCTTGAGCTCGGACGCGCTTATGCGCAGAGAACCAACGCTGATGAGCGGATTGAGCTTCTACAACGACGTATCTCCGAGAGGACGGCATGAGCGCATCCGCCTTGGCTCTTCCAATGAACATCGTGCCGTTTGCGCCGTCCATGCTTCCAGCCAGACGTGGAGCGCAGTGGATCACCAAGGAGCAGGTATGCGAGCTAACAGGTTGGTCGGCTCGCTATGTCGAGATGCAGGTTGCCGTAGGCAATCTCGAAGCTCGCGACGGAGAGACGCGCCTGCGCAATGGACGTGTGGCAAAGAGCTATTCGGTGGCCTCGTTGCCGATTGAGGCGCAGCGCAAGGCGCTGGGCAGCGGAAGCCCGCGACCAATCCTCCAACTGCCTGCCCCAGCTGCGCCGCAGCAGGAGGAATTGATGCCGCTGTTTGCGGCGGCTCGTCCTGCGGAGAATGCCGGGCGCGTGCTCAGTATGTCGCCGGAGCAGGAGACGCTCGCGCTGCTCCGCTACGAGGCAATCCGGCCTTTGGTGGAATATGCCGAAGCGGAGAATTGCGCGAAGTACACCGGGTTGCGGCTGAGCGATGGCCGCGCGGTCAAGCGGGCAGAGGATCTAGCTATCTATATATCGCAGACGATCAAGGTGCAGGGCAAGCATCCCAGCTCGCGCACGTTGAGGCGCTGGCTGGCGCGGTATCGCGCCGAGGGGTTGAACGGTCTGGGTTGCAAGACGCGCGAGGACAAGGGCATCTGCCACTTCTTCACGCGCTATCCCAACGCCGCCTTGCTGGTGGCGGCGGAGTACCACAAGCCGTATGCCACGGTTGCCCGCGCCTTCGAGGCTCTGGTGCGCAACCGTGAGCTGCTCCAGATCCCCACTGCGGATATGCCGTCGTACTCGACCGTGCGCAATTATCTGGACTCGCTGCCCGCCGCGATGCGTATTCTCGCTCGCGAGGGCCTGGCAGCTTACTCCACGCGCTGCGCTCCGCACGTCAACCGCCGCTTCACCGACATCCCCTGCAATAGCATCTGGGTGCTCGACCACCAGATCCACGACGTAGAAGTGCGCAACGACTGTTTCTCCGGAGCTCCGATGGATGCGCCGATCCGCCCCCAGTTGACCTGCCTGATGGATCTGCGCTCGCGCAAGATCGTCGGCTACTGCTGGTGCGTCAACGGCGACTCGCGCTCCATCGCCACGGCGATCCGCAAAGCGGCCTCGCTCTATGGCCCCTGCGACGTCGTATACACCGACAACGGGCGCGATATGAAGAAGGCCGCCAAGGGAGCGAAGCAGACCCGGCCCTCAAAGGAGTCGGTTGAGACGGCGACCAATGAGCTGCTGCGTACCGGATCGCTGGCGCAGCTTGGCATCGAGGTGCAGTTTTGCATCCCCTACTCGCCGCAGAGCAAACCGGTAGAGCGCCTCTTTGGCATCGTTCACGGCGGACTGGACGCTATCATGCCCCACTACACCACGGGCAACGCCTATCTGCGGCCCGACCAAACGGTCATCGCCGGAGCGGAGCACCGCAAGCTGATGAAACGCGGTCTGGGAAGCGTATCCAGTCTGATGCCCGCCAGCATCTTCGTCAGGCTGGCCGAGACCTGGATCGAGCAGATTTACAACGCGACTCATCGTCACGGCGGTCGCGGCATGAACGGGCGCACCCCGAACGAGGTATTCGACGAGGGCTACCCACTCGCTCAGCGGCGTACCGCCGATCCCGATGTGCTTGCTCTGCTGCTGCACGAGCGACGCACCGCTCTGGTTCGGCGTACCGCAGTTACCATTGATGGTCGCCGCTACATGCCGGAGCAATCCTCCACATCCTCCTGGATGGCGATCCATAACGCCAACGAGACGAACATCGTCGTCGTCTATGACCCGCTGGACCCCGACCGCATCATCGCGCTCGACGCGCAGGGCCGTCGCATGGCCGATCTGGTGGTTGAGCGGCTGACCGAACATCCCACAGGGATCGAAGCTCACACCGCCAACGATGCGCAGATCCGCGACATGATGCGCATTCGCGCCAAGCTGCTCAGCGCATCGGCGGGCACGGTCAAGCAGCGGCACCGCGCCGTTGCCTTGGCTGGCTACAAATCCGATCTGCAACACCTCGCGGAGCTGGCTGTGTTGACTCCCGACGTCGCTCCGCTACTCTCCCAACGCGCCGTGCGCGAGGCCACCAAGCCCAGCGACACGGCAACCGCACCCGCATCCAGCTTCGACATTGCAGCAGACATTCTAGGAGATCTCCTCGCATGAAACTCGCCCTGGCCACGCACGAAAGCAGCCCCTTTATCGCGGAGACCCGCACCTACCTCGATGCTACCGGAATCCATCCGGCTGACTTCGCCCGGCGCATCGGCTATGCCAAATCGACCGTCGCGTTGTTCCTCTCCGGACGCTACGCCAGCATGGGGGGCAACGACGGTAAGGTCGTCGCGGCGGCGCAGCGATACATGTCGGCGCATCCGGTGGCTCCGTCGCGGCCTCTGCACGGCGAGCTGTTCGAAACAGCCAATGTGCGCCTGATCCGCGAAACATTCGCCAAGCTGCTGCGCCAGCCGCTGGCCTTCCTGATCTACGCGCCTCCGGGCAGCCAGAAGAGTTTCGTGCTGGAGCACGAGGTCTTCAAGTTGAACCGCGCAGAGATGGCTAAAAATGCCGACGGGGCGCGCGCCTACTACTGCTACTGCTCGCAGGACATCCGTCCCTACGCGCTGTTGGGACGCATCGCCGAGGCCTGCGGTCTTAGTCCGTACGGATCACGCGACCAGATCATCGGACGCCTGCGCGAGGAGCATCGTCGTCGCCGCTGTCTGCTGATCTTCGACGAGGCACAGCACCTCAGCATCGAATGCTTCGAGACGGTGCGCGAGCTGATGGATCGGGAGCCGTTTTTCAGCCTGCTCTTCGCCGGATCGCACGATCTGCACCTCAAGTTCGAACGTTGCTCGGCCACGCTGGAGCAGTGGAACTCGCGCATCGCCCAGAAGGTGCGTCTGCCAGGATGCACGCAGGTTGAGGCGCTGGCCATCATCCAGCGCGAGATTGGCCCGATTCTAGCGCGCAAGGCCAACGGGAAAGAGGTCGCCGCCAAGCTGGTCGAGCTAGCCACCGTGCCCGACGCCTACACCTCGGTCTCCAAAGGCCACGCTCCAGCGACGTATATCAACATACGAACCCTTTGCAACGCGCTCGCCAACCTCAAACAGCAATACGATGCCGCACAGAAAGAGGACGCCGAATGAATGCCAACCGCTGGTCCAATATAGACCGTTACCTCGATGAGCACGTCGAGGCCGCTCCGAGCAAATCCGCTCAGATCCTCCCCATCTCCGCGCCGCAGCCCTATGGCTGGTGCGGACGGCTCAACGACCGCATTGAGCGCTGGATGGACCGCTGTGACTGGCGTCGCTTCGAGATGCGCGTGGGAACGATATTTGGCTACCTGCTGGTTCTGGTGGTGCTCTATCTGATCGGCGTCCTGGTCGAGGCATGGGCCACCGGCGCAATCGACCAGGCGGTGCGCTAATGGTCGACACTATTGCGACCTATCTCTACGGCGTGCTCTGTGGCATCGCGCTCCGCTGGTTCCTCTGGTGCTGGTTCGGCACTAACGAGAAGGAGGGTAAATGATTCAGCGCACCGCATACTGCTCTGGCTGCATGCAGGAGGAGCTGGTGGACAAGAGCTGGCTCGCCCTGTGGATCGACTCCGACGGAGATCTCCGCATCACCCAGTTGGAGAAGGGCGCCGACCTGGATTTCGAGCGGCCGGATACCGTCTTCGCCTGCGGGCAGGGTTCGGCCCTGGTGCTCACCGAGCGCTACCTGCATCACCGCAGCTTTCTGCACGCCCACGATGACGCGGTTGAGATGGCCGCGCTTGCGACCGCCGAGGTCGAGTTCGCCTGCGCTCCCGGCTTTGATGTAACCACCCAGCAGTTCACCCACTAAGGAGCACTATGACCACCGAACCCGAGACCGTAACCTGCCTACCCATCACCCCGCAACCCACCCCGCACGACGACCTCAAGCCGCCAACGCCCGACGAGATCGACACCGAGATCGTCGCCTACAAGATCGCCCAGCTCTGCGCCGCGCACGCCAAGGAGGCACTCGACGCCGCCAAACAGAAACTGGTCTTCATGGCCGACAGCTTCGGCCATCGTCCGGCCCACGCCGAGCAGTCGCTGCGCCTGGCGGGCAGGCGCAACACCCTGACCGTCACGCGCGGCACCACGGTCACGGTCAACGAGCAGGAGGTCGCCGAGTTCGAGCGCTACCTCGGCCCGACGCTGGGCCAGCCCTTCTTCGGTCAGCTCTTCGCCAAGACCACCAAGCACACCCTGGTTGAGGGCGCGCGCGATCTGCTGAAGAAGCTGACCCTGCCCCGCCGCAGCGAGGAGAAGGTGCTCTCGCTCTTCGGTCGCTGCATCGACCTCAAGCCGAAGGCGGCCACGGTCAAGATCGAGGTCATCCAGCCGGAGAAGCCAGCCCGCAAACCCCGCACAGCCAAGGCCGCCGGAAAGGTGGCCGCGTGATGCCAGAGATGACCAAGGAAGAACTCGACGCGCTGGCGCATGGCATCGCCTACGACTCATGCTGCTCGATCATCGACTGCAATACCCTCTCATCGTTCTACGCCGGACTGGAGTACTTCGACGTGGCTCCGGTCAGCGATGGAAGCAGTGCCGAGCCGCCGATCGTCGCCTCAGTCGATGCGAAGATCGCCGAGGCGGTGAAGTATCTGGAGGCGCGCGGGCTGATCGATCACCACCCAGACAACCCCAACTGGGTCACGATCCACGACGAGAGCGAGGCGACACGATGAACATGACCCTTACGGCCATCAAAGATGACACGGCCGGGCCAATGAGCGAACAGGAAGAGGCCATCGCGCGCTTGATCGGGGTGCTGCTGTGCACCGCCAAGTGGATGCAGATGACCAAGCGCGCTCTGGATGCCGGGGAAGAATCAGGCGGGCGATCCGCCTCCGATCTGATCATGTCTGCCGTTCGGCTCTACCGAGGCGACGGCAATCAACTCGAAAAAGATGCTCTGAAGCTGGGCGAGCTACTCGGCTTCGCGGTCGAGGAGATCTACTCCGTACCGGGAAGCGGGGTGATCCAGTGAGCACTTCGTGCGGTTCTCAAAGCACTTCGTGCGGTACTCAAACTACGGCGCAGCGCATCACGCAGCGGATGGAGGAGACGGGGCGCAAGCGGACGAAGGGCGGCATCTACGCCATCGCCAGCGACGAGCACAACGTCCACTGTCTCACCGAGGATCTGCTCGACACTTGGTGGCGCGCCCTGTCGCCCGAAGAGAAGGCCGTGATCTACGAGCTGCATCTCGACGGCGCGCTCGAAGAGCCGGTCGATACTCGGATCGAGGCGCAACGCTACAGCGCAGGCACGGCATTCTTCAGCTTGACAGCGGATCTGCGACGCTTCACGCAACAGCTACTAGAACAGCAGCAGAAGGAGGTCGCCCGTGCAAACTGATCTCGACCAAACGATCTACAGCGGAGCGCAGATGGAACCGGAGGGTTCGCTCTTCGAGTCCTTCGCGGACAAGGTGCTGCGCCGCGTGGACGATGTGATTGCCGGACGCAACTGCGCGTGGACGGCCAGCCCTGCACAACACCAGCTCCTGATGCTGCTACGTCCACATCAGGGCAAGGGTCGCGCCGTTCCGCTGGCTACCCTCGCCGAGCGGATGAACATGTCGACGCGCGTCATCAAGGATCTGGTGCAGGATCTGCGCATGAGTTTCGCGGTGCAGTTGGGCGCGAGTCGCGAGGCCAGCGGCGGCGGATACTATCTGGTCGCCACCGAGGCGGAGAGCGATGAGAGCACTGCGCAGATGCGCTCGCAAGCCATCACCATGCTGCGCGTCAGCCACCTGATGCGCCGCGACCGCGAGACCATTGCCCAACTGTTGAACCAGATCGAACTACAGCTCAAGGAGGTTGCGTGATGAATGGGTATAAGTGCTTCTCGTGCGGAAAGCGGCCCAGTGTCGGGTTGAGTGCGTACTGTGAACCGTGCGCTAAAGAGTCGGATGCCTTCCGCGCGGTGGTTGAGAATTCGTTCCGGCGAGTCGATTGTCCGGCCTGCCATGCCGTGGTGGGCGCGCCGCGCCAGACCGGATCGCGCGTGGAACGCCCCTGGTCTCATACGGCGCGGGGGAAAGCGTCGCTCCGCTACGACAAGGCTAAGGCTCGTCATGCGCGCGATGCAGCTCGCCAGACAGAGCGCGAAGAGAAGGAGGCCTCCCGTGGCTGAGTTCCCCAAGACGCGCCAGCAGATGGAGCGCATGATGTACACCCGCACCAGCGTCGCGACGTGCAAGAACTGCGGCGCGGCCATCGAGTGGTGGACCACCACCCACGGCAAGAGCCTCCCCATGAATCCGATGCCGTACCTATCCTCTGCCGCCATCGTCCATTTGACCACCTGCCCGAAGGTACAGGCCGTCAAGCCGCTCATGCGCTCGGCTGAAGGAGCCACGCGGCAGGAGTCAAATCTGGAGAGCGATGTACGCTCCCTGCGCAACAAGCTGTGGCGCAGCGATGCCGAGCAATGGAACTTAGCGGCCTCGCAGCCATGATCTGCGCGATCATGAATGCGCTGCGTTATGGTTGGCTCTGCTACGCCGTCGTTGCAGTCTGCGTCGCGCTCGCCGTTGGAATCCGCGTCAAGAACGCGTTGGAGGGGACAAAGTGAAGACATTCGCGCAGTTGGGAATCGAGATCGGCGAATTGGTACAGAGCAAGAATGCAGCCTATGGCAGCAGTTTTGCCAAAGCGGGAAAGTTTCTTGCGCTGCTCTATCCCGCCGGACTCCAGCCGGAGCAGTACAACAACGCGCTTCTATTGGTGCGGATCTTCGACAAGCAGATGCGGATCGCCACAGACGCCGACGCATTCGGCGAGACACCCTACGCAGACATTGCAGGGTATGGCATCCTCGGTGCGCACATGCATCAGCAACAGAAAGAAGGCACGCAGGAATGGCTCGACAGTGTCAACGGCCCGGATGCAAAGCTGCCGTCAGAGGACGGCTTGACAGATTTTGCAGTAACAACCACAAGCGCGAAGACTACAACGAGCGTAAGCGCACCGCCCGAGCCGAAGCTATCGAAGCAGCACTCAAACTGCTGCATACAGCCCACATCTGTACCTGCGGAAACTGCGACGGAAGCTGCAAGCCAACGCGCGGACGCAAGACGAAAATCGCTCAACCATAACTACAAGAGTTGGCTGCAAAGGCATAACACGCTCCATTGCATAGCCTGTGAGAAAACTTCAGATTCGTATCTATTTGTCCACTTAAAGACCAAACTAGGATGCATCCGCCTGCGTGTCTGCTCACCCGAGTGCCTTCTCTTCTGCGTTGAGAAGTTGATGCGCGACGAAGTCGAAGGGGCCTCGTTATGAAGATAACCAATGCCGCCCTTCGCCGCTTGCAGGTGCTGTACAAGCAGTTCGAGGCTCACTCACTGGATGCGGGTGCGTCGCGGGCGGATCGCCTTGCTTGGGCATCGACGAGCATCAAGCGGCGCATCGCCAGCTTCAGCGATCTCAGCGTCGAGGAGGGCATCCAGCTGATCGACGGGCTACAGCGCATCGTCGGCAACAAGGTGCCGTCGAAGACGCCGCGCCGCGTCCGTCCGGTCGACCGCTACTCCGCGCAGAAGGCGGGCACCGAGGGCCGCCACGACCAGATCCACGCCGAGGTGACGATAGCATCGCCCAGCGACCTCACCCTCATCCAGCAGCAGATGACGCGGCTGGGTTGGGACACGACGCGGCTGGAGGCCTTTCTGCGCTCCAGCAAAAGCCCGCTGAAGGGGCGCATGGAGATTCGCACTCTGGGCGACGTCAACAAGCTCTACTGGTCGCTGAAAAATATATCCGCACGGAAGGAGCAGCTTGCAGCCAGCTAACCCGCCATGATGCCTCATTGCCAGCACTACAGCCAATTCGAGTTATTCGCCGAGTTCCATCCAGCAGAGTGCGCGCCCAAGCTGGAGCTGCCCTTTCAGGGATCGGCGCAGATCGACCTCAAGCGCCTGCAACGCATTCTGGGCATCGACCCGCGCACCATGCGTCGCATGATCCACGAAAAAGCCTTTCGCAGTTTTTGCGGCCCCAGCGGACGGCGCATCGAGTATGACTCGGTCGTCGATTTCTGCAACAAGCTGCGCGTCGAGTTCGGCATCTCGGCCTGCTCCGCGAAGCCTCGCCTCGGACGCATGCGCGATCGCGACCTGCTGCCGTTCCCGCTCGACGAGACCATCGGTGTGCCCGAGACCTGCGCAATTCTCGATTGCTCGGTGGGAGCCTGCATCGGGTTGATCGACGAGGGCAAGCTAGTCGCCTACAAGATCCGGAACGGTCACATTAAATGCCCGTGGCGCATCCACCGTCCCTCGCTCGAACGGTACATTGCATCGCTCCACGCGCAGGCCAGGACATCCTTCCATCACGGTGCATCTTCGCGCTGATTTTTGCCTCGCTCGCGGCACACTGCAAGCATGCGATTCTGCCGTTTGCCGCTGCTCGTTCTGCTCACCCTCGCCGCGCTTCCCGCCTTCCCCCAGGCGATGACCACCATTACGGCGACAAGCGTCAACGTGGCCTCTGTATCCGTAAACGGAACGATCTGCCTGTCCGCCGTCGACAAGTACAACAATTCCATCTCTGTCACGTCTTCGGCTGGGACGATGTATCTCGCCGGATGGCCCTTCTGCCAGACGCTGGTCAACGGCTCACTGACCGGCGCGCTGAGCGTACCCAACGCGCTGACCGACTCCGCTCCGGGACACGCCTACGACATCACAATCTATCCCGGAGCGGCCACGCCCGGCCCGTACGGCGTCGGCGTGACCGCCGCATCGGGAACCAGCACCTCGGAGGTTGGCGCCGACCTGGGGCTAATCTACGGCATTGGTGGCACGAGCTGGTCACTGGGTAGCTACGTTCCGCCCAGCATCGCACCCACGTCGGACGCCTTCACTTTCACCACAGGAACGGGCAGCGCGCCGACGAGCTGCATCGCACCCGCCATCGACATCCGCGTCAACGCCGGAATTGCAGCCGAGAGCGTCTGTTTCTCCGGGGTATTTATCCCTATTGGTCAGGGCGCAGCCATGGCTGCGGCGCAGGCCGCTGCCAACGCCGCTGAGGCCGACGCGCAGACGGGGATCGCCAACGCGGCTGCCGCTAGCGCATCCGCTGCAATAGCGCAGGCCGCTGCGGTTGCCGCGCAAGGGACAGCGACGGCGGCTGCGGGTGCGGCTGCTACGGCACAAAGTACAGCTGACTCCACTGGAACATCGGCAGCAACCGCCAACGCCGCTGCCACCACCGCACAGACAACCGCCAACCTTGGCGTTACCAATGCCGCTGCCGCGCAGGCCGCTTCCAACGCCGCTGAGTCCGATGCACAGACGGGGATCGCCAACGCTGCCACTGCCAGCGCATCCGCCGCTACAGCGCAGGCCACTGCGAATGGCGCGCAAGGCACAGCGACGGCTGCGGCGACTGCGGCTGCGACGGCACAGAGCACGGCTGACTCCGCCAGCACATCGGCGGAAACCGCCAACACCGCTGCCGCTACGGCACAGACTACAGCCAACCTTGGCGTTACCAACGCTGCTGCCGCGCAGGCTGCTGCCAACGCTGCTCTGGCCAACGCCGTGACCGCGCAGACACAAGCTAATCTCGGGGTTGCTAATGCAGCCTCGGCACAGAGTACGGCGAGCTCCGCGCTGAGCAACGCGGCGGCAGCGCAGACCACTGCCAATGCAGCAATTCCTATGGCGCAAAAGGGTGCTCCGAATGGCGTGGCCTCGTTGGACGCAAATGGCCTGCTTCCGACGGGGGAGTTACCTCCCGTAGCCATCGACACAACCTACGTGGTCACGTCGCAGGCCTCGCAACTCGCCCTTCCAGCGGACATTGGCGATGTGGCCATCCGCTCCGACACCAATGAGAGCTTCATCCTACAGCATGAGCCAGCAATAACCTTGACAAACTGGCAGATGATTCTCACGCCTGCCGCGCCCGTGCAGAGCGTCAATGGCCATATCGGCGTGGTCAATTTGGGATTCTCCGATCTGACTAATACGTTGGCCTGTAACCAGCTCCCCGCATTCCTCGGGGATGTGGCCAATTCAGGCTGCGGGATCGCGTTGGCGACAGTAAACACCACGGTCGGAGCGTATGGCTCGTCCACGGCGATCCCAACCGTTACCGCAGATGGCAAGGGGCGGGTGACGAGCATCACGACCAGTCCGGTGGTCGCTCCCGCCGCCACACTGACCGGAACCGCACTTCCCGCTGCGATCACCTCGGCCCCCGGCCTGATCTCCGGTTTGGCCGCCAACTGCATCCCGCTGGCCGGATCATCTGGGACCATACCCGGCTGCGCCCATCTGAGTGATGCGAACGGGATTATTACCCCGAGTGAGCCAGTAGCCCTCCTCACGGGCAGCACCGGTGCTACACAGGCCGCTGGGGATAGCAGCGCAGCTATAGCCACCGACGCATTCGTGCAGGCGGCATCCTGTTCTGGCTATGCTTGCCCCAATCACGATCAGTACCATGCGCCCTTCACGTCAACCGCGTGGCTGACCTTGCTGACGGCGATAAACGCCTATCCCTCTGCGGCAGTCCCGGTAGTGACGACTGCGACTATCACTGGATACCCTGTACCCGGCTGCATTGCTGTCCGAAATGAGGAGATCTGCTACACCGCTATAACCACGACAAATGTGGCCAACGACACATTCGGCGGAACTATCGTCAGAGGTGTTCACTCCGTGGGGGGCTTATCGTATCTAAGTGCTGGGTCTGGCATCTACGGCGTGGTGACTTCCTTTTCGGCTTGTGCTATGTGCAACATGAGTCTACATATCGCCAACTACGGTGGTATGTATGAAGGCCCTCCGAACTCTTCGTGGAGTGCAGGACTTATGCTGCAAGATCAACTATTGCTATCAAACGGGCTTAGATCTTGGGGTTTGATATATACCACAAGTGCCAACATCCAGACCGGAGAGTATTTCGTTTTACCAAACAACACCACTCTAGCCAGTCCCTCAGCCGGTGTAGTAAACGTCGGAGTCAATGGAGACGCTAGTGGCACGTTGCAGGCTACCCATGGCATATTCAGTGGGTCCCTCTCAGCAGCGACAGGCAGTACAGTCAATTCATCAGCAATTGTTAACTTATCTGACACTCAGACCCTCACCAATAAAACGGTGGATGGTGTAAGCCCCGCGACGATGAGCTACGAAGATGCGACAAGCTCAATCCAGAATCAGCTAAATAGCAAGCAAGCATCGCTCGGCTTTGCGCCGCTCAACCCAGCCAACAATCTGAGCGATGTGTCCAGTGCGAGTACAGCGCGCACAAATCTAGGCCTTGGCTCGGCGGCACAGCAAAGCACCTCAGCCTTCGATGTATCTGGCGCGGCGGCGGCAAAAGCCGCTCCGGGAACCTGCACCTCTGGCCAATACGGAACGGCGACGACAGCCAGCGGGCTCACCTGCGCTCAGGTGGCCTACTCTCAGGTGAGCGGGACTCCGACTCTTGGTTCAGCGGCATATCAAAATACTTCGGCCTTCGATGCTGCAAACACGGCCCAGAACGCACTAAACATGGCCGAGACATTCTCAGCCAACGCCAATAACCTGAGCAGTGGAATGGTTGCGGCCTCTCTGATTCCGCAGCTCAATCAGAGTACAACGGGAAGTTCTAGGTTTTTATCCACTCTGCCAGATACGGATCGAAATCCCAACACTAACCTACCTACAAGCCACCAGCAGTCTATTGATTTTGAATTTGTGGAAGCAGGTGCAGCTGGGGGCGGGGGAAACTATTCCGGCCTGATGACAGTTACTCCTTGGTTCGGCACTACCGCCAGTACTGGAGATGCTTCTTACCAGATGTCCTTCAATAGTCAATCGCACAACGCCGGGGGAATCCCATTTATCAACCTACGGTCTGGAATCGATTCTACATGGAATTCTTGGTACACCCTGCTGAATTCGGGGAATTACAGTACGTGGGCACTGCCGAATACAGGCGGCGCAGTGACAGGCCCGATCACCCTGCCAGCAGACCCAACTGTTGCGTTGCAGGCTGCCACTAAGCAATACGTGGATGCCCATACTAGCAGTAGCCAATCCTGCACCACGGTAGATTGGGCGGGGGCTCCCTTGACGCTGACTGTGCTGTATGGTCAGCCCTGTGTCACCACTGGAACCTCAGGTGTAGGAGGGGTTGATCTGAATTACTGGGGTGTGGACTCTCATCAGAACATCTGGCTGATAGATGCCACAGATGGCCAACCCCTATCCGAGACAGCTTCCGGTAATCCCGGCGTATACCCCGTGTTTTCTGGCACCCGATGCATGGAACAGGATGTATACGGGACCAACATCAGTGTCTACGTTCAGGGAGCAGCCGTCTTTTGCAATAATAGCAATCTTGCGGGCTACTGGGGCATCAACCCTACAAATGGCATGTTGCTTGGTTTTGATGGCATAGATTCAAATGCGTACGTTCAGTTTGACCCTAGAACTGGGGCTGCAGTATTTGCCTCTGGCTACTTTCAGATTGATGGTCTGGGGAATGTAACATCCGGGGACGGCATCACGTTTAACCTAACTGGCGGAACTCAGATGTTTCTGAATGGCGGAGATATTTCTTTTGGTGGTGGCTCTGTGGATATGGGCGGAGGCCCGATCCATAATCTACCGGATGGCGTAGCCCCCACCGACCCTGTCACTGTAGAGCAATTAAATAATCATTCGAGCGGTATATCTGGCCTAGGGGCCGGTTGCATTCCGCTGGCGGGATCAGCCCAAAAACTGACTGGGTGCTCTCATCTACAAGATGGGACTACCTACATATTAAATTCTGTTGGTTTCACTGAGTATTCTCTGGGTCTGGCTAACAATTATACTAATTACGGCTCCTTCGCGTATGGCTTTCTTGGAAGCTACTTCAATGGGACGCAAGATGCTCTTGATACGTGGAGCGCACAAAGCGTACTCAGCTCTGGAGCCAACCCTACAAGCACTTTGACCTTCACCCACACCGGCTCTACAGGCGCGGCTGTCGTAGCTGTCCCCGCGCTCACGGTTGGCGGTAGTAGTGCCTGCACAGCCGCCACCGGATGCTCGGTGGTGAGTGGCCCCAATTCAACGATCACTGCGATAACGGGATTACAGCTAGCATTGCCAGTGGCAGAGGGTGGTACCGGGGTCATCAACGCTCATGGTAATGGCTCCGCAGTCCAAATGAGCGACGGTTCAGGCACTCCTGGCGACTATGCTGCCTTTGATGCAAACGGGAATATCACTGAGAGCGGTATCGCTGCTGTCATTGCCAACTTTTCGCCAACGTCAAAGATCTACAACACTAACTATTTAAGCCAGTACCCATTCCATCGCGCTATTTACGTCACTGCGACCGATCAAGCTGCATGCACGATTCACCTAGAACTTATCAGCACGACTTCCTCAGGTCCATGGATGATAGGCCCATCCGCGTCCATCGTTAGCGGTGGAGGCTACAACGCAACCACCACGCTGTCGGCGATTATCCCGCCCAATTGGTACTACCGCGTAGTTACAGGTGAATATTTCCCAGGGGTGGGTTATGTCGCTGGTAAGGATGGAGGAGGGGCATGCGCCTTAGTTCAATGGGCAGAAGAAGATTTTTAGCCGCTGCGGTGAACCACAACCACCACAAGAAAGAGGCGGCGATGGTGGAGTCCGACCGCCTCTGCGCCCGGATCGACGACCTCGACCGCGCTGTTTTTCATTCCAATACGGCGCGGTTCGAAGCCCTCCTGGAACCGTTCGCGCAGATCAATTTCCAACTCTCGGCCGAGACCTGTCACCGCTCGCTCTGGCGCACCCTCCGCCACCACAAACGCCCCCAGTTCTGCCACCCCTAA